ATAAGGTAAAAGTCTATCTATTGATTGATACCCTGTGGTGTAATTACTCCAAACCCAATCATTTGATTGTGCACCAAATATATTTGACCTTGCATTGTTATCCCGGATGTTCCAAAGATAAAAAGGGACATTTTGACTATCAATTGGAAAACTATCAAATCCACAAGTAGAACTAATATCAGCATTTTCATTGTATGTTACCCTACCTGGTGATATAAAATCACGGCTTTGTTCATCACCATCATACATTATACCGGTCACAACGTCTCTTGAATCGCCAAAATTTGTTCTTAGATATAAAGCAGGACTATATAGTGCAGCATCAGGTGAGTTTGGTGGTGGTTCAGGGTAGTTTTCAGGGTCGTACGGGTCAACTCCAAACTGTGAGTTTGTAGCAATCAATTGTGAAAAATCACCATCGATGAATCTTTTCTTTCTTGAATCGAAAAAGTTCATGACACTTGACCCTCTAGATTTGAATAAACTAGTAAAAGAAGTATTTGCTAATCTAGATAGTATGAAAATATTTAATAATTCTGATGTATCTCCGAAGGTCGTTGAGTCTAACTTATCCATTATATACCCCTCCCACTCTCCACTTTGAGATAGGAATTTTTGTAATTCATCTCTCGGACCCAAATTCATTATTGTGGTGGGGTACATATGATTTTTTCTATTTCCTTGTGGTAATGAAAGGAAGGTACTACCCTCTCTACCTATAAAACTACCTGTACCGTCGTTGAACTTTTTAAACGGTGCAGACCTATAATAAAAGTTAGTACTTCTAGGATACTGATAAACTATCTGGTCACATAACTTATAATAAGGTGAATTTGGTGGTATTTCGTTTGGACCTGTAAACTTCCTTTTTGATTTAAAAGGTATCGCATATAATGCACCATTAACCCAATTATTCACAAAAACATGAGAAAATACTTCTCTACACGCCCCAAAATTTATATTTATTCTTGATGCCCACTCATTTATCAATTCTCTGTCATTTTTTACGTTATCTTTTTGGTTAAATGGTTGTCTAACTAATGAATAACAAGAACCTTCGACAAAAAATTGGTTGTTAAAAGGTGTACCATCTCTAGCGGTATATGAAACAAATGTACAAGTTCCTGTTGGTGCTATCTGTACACCTTCACCATTAGCGGTTGGTGAATAACAGTTTAGTGGTACTAAAGACCCACAATTAAATGAATCCAATAATTGTGATATTTGATTAGGTAATTCATCAGGTGCCGGCGGTTCAGGGGGGTCACTAATTTGAAAGGTTAATTGTTGGGGTTGGGATTCACCGCTAGTTACAATTCCTTCAATCGGTACTTCATATATTTTGAAGTTACCATTAGCCATACCTCCGAATGAATTGGGGCCAATTTCTTGGTATACGTCAGATGTCGGCATCCTATCGCTTCTCATAACTATCCTTTCAGCGTTTGACATAGAAAAAGTGGTCTCTGTGTATTTGCGAGAATAATAAATTGGTTGTATTTTCAAAAACCTTTGAATATTAAGAGTAAAATTGTCCGTAAGTCCGTTATCTAATGCTTCACCTATTAAACACATAAATGGAATCCCTTCAACAGGTTCACCAGGTTGGTATGACCACAAAAACCTTTTTTCTGTATCATTTTCCACAGGACTAGGCGGTCCTGGAACAACATCACTTCCTTGCCAGTAAGTCCGTGTATAAAAATTGTTCCCTCCAATTCTCAAACCTCTACCGCTATTTTGAGCCGCAAATGTATAGTAACCTGAAGTCTGTCTAAGAATTCCTGATTGGGCAGTCGATTGGAATTTAGGTTCAGGATATCCATCCAACATATTAACATTAGAATCACCTTCAGATGTCCTAATGTAATTAAAAACAGAAGTAGTATTGAATGGTTCCCACTGTTGTTGACTCGGTTTAAAATGATAGGATTTGAAAAATAATCTACCTTCAGAATAACCAATGTCTTTTTGGTTTGGTTCGTTATTCGTACCTATGTAATTATGTCTTACACATCTATGAGCCTTATCAGTTGCGGTATTTTGTGAACCACTCGTAATATTTATGTCACCAAAATCTAAACCATCATTGGGTTGTAGAGGTATATTCATCTTGAAATTACCCTCAACAGTGTATGACCAATGATTTTGTTTACCAAAAATTCTACCTAAACCTATTTTCATAGGTTGAGCAGTTGAATGGGGGTCAACACCCCTCATAAGAACTGTCACATACATACTCCCCTTATCTTGATAGTTGATATATGGTGACGGTGCGGTAACCCAACTCCAATCGAAATTATTACCAAACCCACCAGTGGTTGATGTATACCTACCTTGACCAATTAGCGTTGATTGTGTGAAAATTCTATTATAGTAAGCAAATCTAGTCATATCATCTCTAGCATCATAGGTACCTCCCCAAAAACCTTCATCGATAAATTTTTGCCCTTTTTCAGAATACAAAACTTGGTAGTATTCTAAACCTGTAGGAAATCTCAAAAATTGATTGTCTTGACTACTACCTGAAATATTATACTTAGTAATTAATCTTTTACCTGTGAGCGGGTGAGTATGACTGACTCTGATTTGTGATATACCATCATTTACTGAAGAGCCTGTTGCAGAATAAGTTCCAAATTGATTAATAACGTTACCCGATAGGTTCAAGTCTCTATAATCTTTTGGATTGTCGAATGTCAAAAGTGTTCCTTTAGTGTATGGTTCCTCTGTGAATAGTATTAATACACTATCATAATGAAACCCTTGATTGTCATAATTATTTATAAGATTGGTTACTAATAAAGTCTGCGAATATTGCCCGTTTGAACCGAGTTGGAAATCCGGTCCTAAATTGGGGTTATTTAGATTTTTGTTAAAACAAACTTTGATTTGGTTCGTCCCCCCACCGGCATAGTATGTTTGTGAATTGTATCCGACTTGATTGAGTAATGATTCTTGATTTGTCGGGACTTTACCCCTGTTCAAACCACTTCCGAAAAATTTACCTTTAGCATTTTGTAATGTAATTCTTTCGTGGAAAGGTAGATTCAAAGGAAAATAATAATCCGTTGTGGATTGAGATGGGTCAAACAATTCTTCTCTAGTGAATAAAAGGTTAGAGCCGGTTTTAAACGTCCAACCATAGTTAGTGTTATTCGGAAAATAACCCGCCTGAAAAGTTTGAACTAATGGTGTAAAATCTGTTGCCCCGTTTTGGATATTTGTCTCGTAGTTTGAAGAATTTATAACGTCTGCCAACACACTTCTATTACTGAAAGGTGCCTGTTGTTGTGTTGAAAACACACCAAGTGGAAGCCCCCCACCTGCCGAAGGTGGTGGTTTACAGTCACATAATTCACAATCAGGGAAAGTATACATAGGTAGATTGAATCCTGACAAACCATCAATCAATCTTTCTAAATTACCTATCGGTCCACTTAAATTTGGTTTACCGAAACCAGCTATCCCATCAACCTTATACAATAATTCCAAAATATCATATAATAACTTCAAAACAACATGTAAGACTTTGACAAATATTTTAAGAAGTATTGATAAAAATATTATTAGTATTGAAAATAGTATGAAAAGAAAATCAGGTTTGAATTGAGCATCATTTGCTGGAAATTTATTACTAGTACTATCACACTCAGTATCTGTTATATCTTTGATTGCAGAATATCTTCTGTTCAATGCCCCTTTTGTAAATCGAGTGATAAGTTGTGAAACAGTATATACCCTATTATAAGACATTTTGAAAAAAGTGTCCTCACAGTTAATAGCAGCAACTTGGTCAGCATAGTCATCCCAATTTAAACTGAACGCATATGACCTCTCAACTTGATATTTTTTGTATGGTTCAATATATACAACTATTTGGGCTTGAGTAATCGGTGGTGTTATATCTTTAAATACAATACTCACTGTCAGATTGTCTCCTGGTTCCACTATGATATTATTTTTCTGTGGTATTGCAACGCCATTCAGTGTAAAAAACAAATCTTCAACATTTGTTTTACTTTCAATTCTTACAACACCATCATATGGCAATAAATCCAAATACTGAACCTGTTGTGTGTTAGCAATTGCTAAAGGGTTTTCTATTTGAGCAAATTGTAGTGTTTGCGGAGTTTCCAACTCATCTGCATAGAATTTGTCATCGAAAGGGTCGTCTGTAATGTTATCCCACCCATACTCTCTGACATTCGGAACCATAAAACTTCCTCGTCTTATTGTTTTTTTTTCGTCTTTACCTTGGTTCCATTTTATTTTGAATCTATATTTGGAATTTGTTGGTATCCCTTTTCTTTCGTCATTTGAAAAAACCTGTTCTCCAAATTCATTTGTGACGATATAATCTAAATTCATAGGAACATCTAACAGCCATGTTCCATTATCATCAATTACGTTTCCATTATTTTCTAACTCGTATTCTTCTAATACAGGTCTACCAAATGGGTCTTGTTTGATTGTCTGTCTAATTGCGATTATTTGACCAGGTCCTGCAAATAGTGAACACATCGACCCCGCAACTAAAGGTGGTTTACATTTTCTCTTGATTGCTCCTTTATAGGAATCAGAAAAAATAGAGCCCATGAATATTGCGGCAGGTTTTATTTCTATATTTTTAGCCTTAGTTAAATCAGTGTCCGCTCTTGTTATAGAAACTTGACACAATTCTTCATCACCCCATAATGGACTAACGGTTACATCCTGAACTAAAGTAACAAGTTGTGGTAATGAATCTAAATTTTCCGAAGTATCAAATTTAGTCCCATTAACTTGATTTTCTGTGGCAATACCTAATCTTATTAAGTCCTGTGGTGATTGAGAAAAAGGTCCAATATCCGATAAATCAACATTCAATACTAATTTTTGAGACCCAACAGGCACTCCGAAAATCATGAAGTCACCACTATCATTTGTTGTTACGGTGAACTTATAATATTTGTCATATATTTCAACCACAACAGGATTTATGAGAGCATCTTCTAAATCAGGAAAGGACCCTGTTGCTGCGTGACCTGGATATGATGGCTTGTATGGTAGTAAATTATATTTGTAACCATCCTCATTTGTGTCAGTTACATTTTTATAGGGATATAATGTACTAATGACAGGATTCAGTTCATCTTCATCTGTAATTGGTATGAATATAGAAAGTTTAGCATTAGGAACACCAAAACCATCATTAACTGAAATTCTACCAACAACAACCCCGTAGTCAGCGCATTGTCTTACATATAATTCTTCTTGTGATAGTTTGAGAGATAAAATTTCGATAAATTCGAAATCTTGGTCTAAATTAAATGTGACTGCTTTGTCCTTACCTACCTCTGTTCTTATTCTCAACGATTTTGACATCCAATACTTTTTGAATAAATAGTTTATAATCTATTTTCAAAAAATAGTTCAACTTATTAAAAAATAAATTTATTAACTAAAGTTAACTGTTTTGAGATTTTTTACCCTCACAGATATGTCTTTACCAGGAAATCTAACTTGATATGTTTGTGTTGGTTCAGCAAAAATGGTTTCATCAATCAGTTCTATTTGTTTGGTATCTGAATTAGAATATCTTTGAGAAGTTTGTGACGAAGAATATTGTCCTCCAACTTGATTAAATACGTCTATTTGTGCAACTGTTACTACCCCGTTGAGATTTTGAATGTCTTTTCTTATTTCTGAAACATAAATATTTTGACCCATTTCTCTGACTGAAGGTGCAAAGTAATTTGTTACAATATCAACTATTTGTGTAATTATTGTACCCTGATCTTGACCACCATCTAAAACTACGTACACATCAAATTTCAAATCTATAACTTGAGCACTTTCTATAGATACATAATCATTAATCATTCTATAGTTAGACAGATAATTTGCCAAGTTAGATTTAAGTGTATTCGATATCACATTAGTTAGTTTACCTGTTGAATCGTAGGAAAGGCACTGTACTTTGATTTTGTTATCTTGTTCGGTTATTGCGACTTTGGCAGGTGCTCCAAATTGTGATGGCATACCTCTTATAATTGATTCATAATCACTTATGGTTACCGCTCTTTTTTGTGCCGCAAAATTATAAGTTACATAGTTTCTTACTTCTTCTACCGATGGTACATTCGCACCTCCTATGGCGGCAGTTGTATTTGTACAATTTAAAGAATTTATAACTGACGTGTTTTGTGATTGTGATGGTCCATTAACCGCGAAATTTATTGTTCCCAATTGATTTATAACATTTACACCAACATTACTACTTATACCACCACCAACTCTGTATTGAACAAACAACGTTGAATTTGCCTTTAAAGTACTACCCAATGCTAAATTGTTGGAATATTTTTGTAGGTTAAGTGGATTACCTGTTGCCGCAAATTCTCTTAATTGTTCGTCAGCCGATTGACTTCCACCCCCAAATGTCATTTTGAAAAACCCTTCAGGTGTAAATTCTGTTATGAATTTGTTACTTGTAGAAATATATTTACCAACTTTAACTCCTGGTTGGTCTGTTGCTTTAGTTGGGTCTTCAACAAATACCTTATCCTGTATAAGTGCGTCTACCTCGTACCATCTACCGTTTGCACCCAAAAACTCTTGGTCGGTTGGTACGTTTGCGTATTGGGTACCATCTTTTAATAATACACTTGTAACCCCCAAAACATTTTTTTCAGGTAAAAATAATTCAAAAAAAGGAACTACATCATTTGGTAATACAGTCCTTTTGAATACTTTTGTAATACCATTTACCACGGTTTCCCTTTTAGTGATAGTATAATTTAAAATAATACCATTTGAATCTAAATTGGGTATTTTGGTTCTATTAGGAAACCCTTCATTATTAAATGGTGATGAGAAATCTATATCGTAGACCGTTTCGAACGTTTGTCCCGCACCTTGAACTTGTGAACCTCTTCTTAATATACCACAATACCTGATATCTTCTTTATCTCCGAAAGCAGGTACAATTATAGAAAAATCTACTAAAGCGACTGAAGGTCTTTGTCCTGGTACTTTCAACCCATAGGTTCTTGCAATATTATATACCGAAGACCTTTGTTGTGCGTATTGTAAAACGGTTTCTTGAATACTTCTGTCAATTTGAAATTGTAGATTATCTGAAACAGCGGCGTTCAAATCTAATAATACAGAAAAAATTGAAGCGTCATTTACATTCGCTAGCAGGTCTGGATAGTAAGTTCTAACAAAATTAATTAATTCAGTTCTAATTGACTGAAAATCTCTAACTGTGTATGATATTTTTTTGTTCGCCATAGTTATATATTGATAATAATAAAATCGCTTGATTCAAAAGCATTTGATGTAACTACAAAATCTATTTTGACTCTTGCGGTGTGTTCCTTTGTACCAATACCTGGTACTCTGAAAACTCTTTCGTCACCAGAAATTACAGTTCTATTTTCACTTTCTTCTTCTGTAGAAGCGTCGAAAACTTGTAGAGAAGTTATCTTGAGGTTAGGTATGTATTTTTGAACCGAATCCCTTATTTCCGCTTCAATTTGTGAGAATGTTGGACCATCCAATGGTTCAAAAATATATTCTAATAATCTTGTACCAAAGTCAGGTAAAAAATACCTAGTACCTTTTCTTGTTAATAACAAGTGTATTAAATCTGTTCTCAATTCATCTTTTGGTGTTGTTGACACACTAAGGTATCTACCGTCCTTCGAATCATTAAATGGAAAGTTAATTCCGTATGTTACAGGATTTGCCATATTTTATAAATACATCAAGGTTTGATTTCTTGTATATTATAATAATAACTATCTGTATCATCAGAAACCCACCTATCAGAACTTGTTTCTACTGATACCAATTTATTATCTACTTTAATTTCGTTTAACTCCAAAGGAAATTTAGTTGTAATCCAATTTGAATCTTTCCAAAATATTCTATTGTTTGGTTGACATAAAAGATATCCATCGTCAGACACAAGTAAATGACCGCATTTATAATCTGATGGTTCATCACTGTAAGCGTTATCAAACCAATCAATTGTCATGAGGTATGTTACCCACACTTTTGATTTGTCTTTTAATACTACTTGACCTCTTTTACCTTTCAAAAATTCATATTCTGTGACTGTTACATTCTCTGAAAAACAATCCCACAGTTGTTTGAAATGATATGGTATATCTTTCGAGGGTTCTTTTAGGAATATTTCTGAAATTGGAACTCTTGACCTTAACATACCATAATCGGTCATTACGTGAAAAGTTAATATTTTACCTGAAACAGATTGAATTCCGAAGGCATAAGCGTTATGAAATTTGTCGTTATCTTTTTCATCTTTGGTAAAGTGTGATACCCTCACTAAACATTTAAAACTTTTAATATTTTCATTTAACGTTCCCACATTTATAA